CCTTGTAGCGGGCTTTATAGCCCCCTGAATATACAGGGGTTTTACACTGCACATTTCCCTGCATTATCACTGAGTTATAGCTGTCACTGTTCTGAACGAGGGAAGTATCTTAAACTGATACCAGTAGCACGCTATCTTAAACTGATACACGCACCTTCTAGCCAGTTCAACAAAGCCGCTGGTGCTGCAGTGAGGGCCGCAGGGGGTTACACGTTAACGGCCGGGAATATATCCTGTAGGCTTCTGCCGGGATCTGCGGTCGGGCTGCTTTTTTGCGTACGCTGAGGTTTTGTACCAGCGAGTGCCACCAACTTTGCCCTGGTCGTCGTGCCCCCTGCTAGCAGACATGATCCGCTTCGTCCCTGCTGAATGTTCGTGCCCTGCGAAGTTGGATCTGCCCTTCATCGCACGGGAGATTGCAGCGCGGACTCGTGCGGGACGTCTGTGCCCCAGCTTCTTCGCACGGATCTTCTGTCTCACTACCCCCAGCACTCTCTCTAGCAACGGACTCATAGTTTCTCCTATCAGATCCTGTATTTAGCTATCGTTTTGGAAATTGCAAATTCAATTGCAACTGTGTGAGCGATTGTCCTGGGACCATTAAATTCAAATGTTAAGGAACGGTTAAGTTCCTGAATGTTTCTTAACTTGACCAAAACCCGGATTTGGTCTATACTGGTCTCATTGAATAGGAGATCAGAATGAAATTAGCGATTGGTAGCAGGGTACGTTGGGAATCGATGGCTGGTGTGAAGGAAGGTGAAATTACTAACATTGTGATTGCGCCTACCGCCGATGGTGGGCGCCTGGCTTGGTGGATAGATGTTGCGTGCATTATTACTAAAGACGAGAAGGTTACAAATACCGTGCGTCTTTGCGCCAGCGACAGCAACCTAAAAATGATGCGTGTTAGCCTGGTATAAAATAGGAGAGTAGTTATGGAGTGGAATCTAGAAGGCAAGCGAGTGCAGGTGAACTACATGGACAACATCCGGGCAGGGACTGTGATCAGCTCCCGGGTGAAGTATGGTGGTAAAGTCGAGCATCACGTGATGTTGACCCATCCGATCCAGCTGAAGTGGCGAACTGAGCTTACTTGGCAAGTTCTGGTTGAGCATGAGGAAGTTGTTGACCTTTTGGCCTAGTTGGTGTACAATGGTTTCATTGAATAGAAAAGGAAATGAAATGCTAAGTGAGATCAAGTATCTGGTAGAGAATGATGATGTAGAAGGTCTGATGGACCTGCTAGGGAACAATTCCCCTGCAGCCTTCTACCTGAATCAGTTGTGTAGTGAAGTTGCACAAAGTCGTGGTCTGGATGTGGACGAGAGAGAGGATGACATGTGGGAAGTTATGCAGATTGTGTTGGATGATTTGGCTGTGCAATTTGATATTGTTAAAGTCTAGGAGCTAGAATGAACGTACAACAAGTGCTGAAACAGATCAATATTGACCCCCGAGCAGGGAAGCTGCGTGCAATTCAGGATGTTGGTGAGCGAATCATGGCTGATTCCAACCCGCTGCACTATGCTAACACCCTGATTTTGAAGCTGGGTGGCAAGGCACAACAGGATTTCCCCACTGCTCGCATCATAGCAAAGGCATTAGTCGAGCAGGCCTGCTCCGGTGACAAGTACGATAGCACCGATGCAATGGTGTATGCTACGGAAAAAGTGGCTAAGCTTCGTAAAGACATCCCGTTTGTGTTTGCAGAGAAGGGTGATTCTGACACTGGCTCGCTGTCTGCCCCTGCTAAACCGAAGAAGACTCGCGGAGGTGGCGACAAAAAGGTCCAAGCTCTGGCAATTTGTGAGGCTAATTCTGCTCTGACGAACGGGCAGCTGGCAAAGTTGGTTGAAAAAGAGATGGGAATCTCGTACGCAAACGCCAACTACTACGTGTCAAGAGTGTTCAAACGCAAGTGATCACCTGGGGAAAAGGTCTGCCTGTTGACTTTTCTCCAGTTTTATAGTACAATGGGCTTTTACATAATGAGGTGTCATATGAATGTTGCACAAACCAAGCAAGTAGAAGGTCTTATTGAAGTGTCTAAGGGCAAGAATGTGTTTGAGCAAGCCCCGATCCCTGCTGCTCCTAAGGCTCAAAAGGCTGAAAAAGCAGCGAAACCCCAGCGTGAGAAGCGTGCTGGCACGAAACAAGAGAAGGCAATCGAGATCTTCCAGCGTCTCAACGGTGTCCGGGCAGACGTGGTAGCTGTGATCCAGAAGGAACTCGGCATGAGCCTGGCAGGATCGACGACTTACTTCTACAATGCAAAGAAGGTAGTAGGGAAAATCCAGAAGTAATTGGAATTCCCTGTGAAAACCCGCTGCGGCGGGTTTTTTCGTTCATTGTTGATCGTTCCCGAGCGAAAGTATTTCAGGAATACATGTTGACCTTTTGGTCTATTTGGTCTATGATGTCCTTATTGACTAGGAGATCACAAATGTTTGAATATATTGATGAATTCATTGTAGCAGTTATGTCCGTAGCAGTCGTTATTGTTCTTTTTGTGGAGAAAATTTAATGTATACCAGTACCGATATTCGAGCCTTTGCACGGATTGCCGTGCGAGAGATGGTTGAAGCTACTAATGAAATGTCTAAAGACGAGGAATACAATATCCCGACCGGGGATATCACAGGGGAAATCCGTGACCGTGCATTGGATTATGCTGCGGACATGCTACGGGATTTTGAATACGAAGTACTGCAGGCAATCCGCGAGATGAAGTTCACTGCCGAGCGTACTTGCACACTTAAATTTGAGGACTAATAGCCATGAATACATTCTACATCCATTTCACTGCAGAACACGGTGCTGAACACACTGCGAAGTACAGTGCGGAGACAGACGAGGCGGCAATGGAACTGTTCCGGGAAGACTTCGGCAATCTCCCTGTCGATTATCTGACCAAGGGTCTCGGACTCGAGGATGACGAGGAAGAGTATGAGGATGGGTATGAGTATGACGGCCAACCTGACGAAGCTCAGGAATGGCATGATTTTGACCCAGATTGCTAGGGGAAAATAACTGTTGACCTTTTGGTCAAGTTGGTCTATACTGTCCTTATTGGTTAACAAATAGGAGAAAACCATGGAAAACAAAACGATTCTTTCAATTGCTAAAAAACTGGATGATGCCCGTATGGAAGTTTCCAAGCTGGAACAATTATACACAGATCAGCGTCTTTCAATTCTGCAGCAAGTTGCTGTCGCACGCAAAGGCGACACGACCACTTTAACTTTCAACGACCGTGTGATCAAAGCCAAAAGGAACAGTCATTATCGCCTTAAAGTTGTGGAAGGTAATCGGACCCTGGACTCTGATTACATGGGCAGCATTCACGACCTGCGATTTGAAATAGCAATGCGAGCAATTTAACTGTTGACCTTTTGGTCTGTTTGATGTATGATGGCTTCTTTCAGTGATAAATCAGGAGATTAACACTATGTCACGCAAGCAAAACACCTCTGGCAAGATGTCCTACTACATGAAGAAGAAGCTGGAGCGACTCTCGCAGGAGAGCACTGAGCCGGAGATTGTTGAGACGGAAGATGAAATCCGTGCTAAGCTGACGGAGCGTTTCAATGCTCTGAATCTAATCTCTTCTCAGACTGTCAATGGCAAGAACAAGGCTTTGATCGTCTCTGGTCCTGCAGGGGTAGGCAAGTCGCACAACGTGCTGCAGGCTGCTCGGGAGTTTGAGAAGCGTGGTGGAAAAGTCGGTGTTATCAAGGGCTTCTGCCGTCCGACTGGTTTGTATCGTGCTCTGTACGATCATTCTGCTCACAATGACGTGCTGATCTTTGACGATGCAGACTCTGCGTTCGGGGATCCGGTGTCGTTGAACCTGCTGAAGGCTGCGTGTGAGTTGTCTGAGAATCGTCGTATTTCCTGGATGGCTGAGACGAAGATGCTGACGGACGAAGGGGATCGTCTGCCGCGTACGTTCGAGTACTCTGGCAACATCGTGTTCATCACGAACATTGACATGCAGGCTGCGGTAGATCGTGGGCATGGTCTGGCTGCACACTTTGATGCTCTGATGTCTCGTTCGCTGTACATCGATCTTGGGATGAAGAACAAGCGGGATTGTATCGTCCGAATCAAGCAAGTTGTTGAGTCGGGTGCATTGACCTCGCACGGAATCACCTCTACCGATGCTCGGGAGATCCTTGGTTTTGTTGAGGAAAATTCTGAGAAGCTTCGGGAACTCTCCCTGCGTCTCGTTGTGAAGATCGGTCATCTGAAGCGGAACAATCCCGTGCAGTGGAAGAGTCTTGCAAAAGTGACCTGCGTGCGGTAATTAACTGTTGACCAAATGGCCAAGTTGGTCTATACTGGCCTCATTGGTTAAACAAACAGGAGCCAAGCCATGAAAACCACAGTCTACATTGTCCGCGCCAAAATCTATGATGATACCGTGACTTGCGGAATGTTCCCTACTATGAATCTTGCAGTAGCCTATGCTGCCATTCTGCAACGTTGCTGTGATGGTTACGATACTGTCTGGTGCGATTGCCAGGACATTCAGCCTGGAAAATAACTGTTGACCTTTTGGTCTAGTTGGTCTATACTGTCCTTATTGGTTCAGAAGTCAAACAAACAGGAGAAACACCATGAGCAAGTGGAACGATAGCAAATACTGCAACGATGAACTGGCCGATATCCTCAGCGACTATCACAAGTCTGTGCATGGCTTCCGCCTGCGCATGGCAGGATCCCCCAGGACCGAGCTGGTTGCTGAGCTGGACCGTTTGGATCAGTATCGCGAGTCTGAGCTTGCCCAGGATCCAGAATACGCGGAATGGAGCGCGGATCTGGATGCCCAACATTACGCCACAATCTAACAGGAGAAACACATGCGTTTAGTTGATCAGTTTGAAGAGGAAATGCTGCTGGACAAGATCTTCAAGAAGTATCAGGAGCTGTACGAAGCTGAGGGCAGCGAGATAAAAGTCAACAACGATTTCAAGTACGGTTTTGTGTTGTCCATGCTGCATTCTATGATGACGATTAGGCTCACTGAGAGCGAGCGCCAAGAGGAGTATTTGGGCATGGAAGATCACCTCTATACGATCCGGAAGCGTGTCAATCGTCAGAAACGCCTCAACAAAAAAGGAAAGTGAAAATGGCCTGGACAAAGTGGGAAGATCTGTCGGAGCATGAGCAGTTGCTGGGGCTGTATTCCGACATGTACAAGGACGCGTACGGGGTTCGCCCGCAGGGGTATTCAGACATGCCGGTTGAGTGGCTGAAGGACAAGATCCAGGCCCTGGAAGCGATAATCATTGAACAGATTGAGGCAGAGCGTGACTAAGCTTCTGATTTGGACGGGGTTTTTCCTCGTGCTGTATTTCACGGGGATTCTGAAGGGCCTGCTGTGGATTCTAGCAGGGGCGTTTATTGGCGGGTTTTTCGCCGGGCAGTCTATATTAGCGGGTCTATAGAGGGGGGGGGGTATATGCACCAGTATCGTGATTACCGTAGGGAGCTGTGGGATCTAGTGGATGATGGGGCTGTAGACAAGGAGTATGTGATGATGGCTCTAGTCAACTGGATGTCCCAGGATGATCTCCGTAAGTGCCTACAGGCCAATGAGATTACTCTGTACGCAGACATGGAACAGGAAGAAGAGGAAGAGGAGGAAGAGAGTGTCCTATAAACGCAAGCAGTCTCAGGTCCACAAAGACCTAGGAACTCCAAAGTACAGACAACGGGTGGTTCCCCTGAAAACAGGGTATAAACGCAAACCGAAGCACCCACTGCAGGGGGAGTAGACCCCCGCAGGGAGAGGGGTAGGGCGGGCTGCAAAAAAGCTGGCCAGGGTATAGATAAAGCCGTACCCCCGACCCTCCCCTAATATTTCTCCTGTAAACGTGTTGCAAAATATCTTGGTCTTGTGTATAATCAACCGGGTCCAAAATTTTTTTTTAGAAATTTTTCCTGAAAAACACGAAAGGTAATGTATGGCCACTAATCCTATCCCCCGCTCTAATCTGTTTGCTACTCCTACTAATATGGAATCTCTCCATAGTTGGTGTATGCGGCATTCTGGCAGTGAGCGTACTGTTGCATTGGTAGCAAGTACGATGGCTATGAATTTGTGTTCTAAGCTAATAGAAGATATGTTGAAGGAAAAGGAAGAGGTTCTGTGATGGAAGCTATGAATGGTATCATTAAGGTGTACTCTGGCAAGAAGGGATGTATGTGTGGGTGCTTAGGAAAGTATTATTACACTGAGCACGGTGCTACTGAGAACAATCCTGGGTACGATGTTACTGATAATATTAACCCTTCTATGGTCAAGCGTATTGCAAGGCGGGTGATGGATAGCCCGGATTGCAAACAAGATCTTCTTGGTGACGGCGGCCGGATCATGTACACAGACCGGGATGGAAAGATGGAATGTGTGTTTTTGGGAGCTGAATGATGAACGAACGAATTCGAGAACTTGCTAAACAGGCAGGCGGGCATAAATGCTTGTGTGTAGATTCAATAACTTTAAGTCTACTAGGTGAGAATTCTATTAAAAAGTTCGCTGAGCTGTTGCTAAACGAATTCATCGATGCGTTAGAGTATTCAAACTGTAGGCGCAGCGAAACATCAGATTACGGATTGTCAATATTAATTAATGATATCAAGAATCGTTTTGGAGTTGAACTATGAACGAACAAATACGTGAACTTGGATTAGAGTCTGGAATGTTGAACTATGTTGACCATGAGACTCCTCGACATTATTTTCTTTGTGGCAATGCAGATGAAAAACATTTGGAAAAATTTGCCGAGTTGATTGTGGAGAAGTGTGCAACAATCATAGAATCACAGGATGTGGACCCTTCATTCAAACTCAGAATGAGTTGGGCAGTCAGAGCATATTTTGGAGTTGAAGAATGAAAGATGAACTGGGTCTTGTGTTGCATATTATGGAAATAGTTGGATAAAACAACAATGCAAATTGAAAACCATTTGACCCTGACTAAAGAATTATTATTTGAAAGAATACAAGAAAGGTTTAAAGTGAAAACATACACCCGTAAAGCAAAAATGACCAAACTGAAACCATACTGCCACCTCGCAGACGATAATGATCTTATTGAAGTGACAGAATGGGAAAACGGCGAGGGATTTGATGTCACCCTAAGTACAAAATCTTCAGACGAAAAGATTACCCTGACATGGGGTCAGTTTGAGGCCCTTCAGGCTGTTGTGGCATACAGAGGTTAGATAAGGAGTTACAATGATTACACCGGATCAACTAAGGAATACAGCAAGGTTTGGCACCACACTCGATACACAAACAATCCACCAGATTGCAGACCGACTAGAACAACTTGAGCACGAGATTTTAGAACTAAAGACCAAGAACCTACAACCTATGTGGCCTGCAGACGTCAACTACGTCCTGTCGGCTGAACCCATACCAGCAATCACAATAGACGATATCTTTCCAACCCCGAGACCCGACAATCCACAAGATGTTGACTTCACACAAATAAATAAGTATGATACGAAGTGACAGCGGACAGATAGCATATAAGGAGGTCCAATGACGAACGAAGAACTTATTGAAGAATACAAACGCAAATACAATGCACATGATACCACATACACATACTCTGATGACTTCACTGTATGGAAAAGAGGTCAACAACAAGATCACGAACTGATCAAACTACGCGAGATGATCACTAGCCGTGGATTGGATATTCCTACCGGCGTATTCCTAAGAGGCTAAAATGATTACCTACATTATTATGATGATTGTAGCAATCTTCCATCTGACAATGGATATGTGGGTCCCACTATCAGAGATGCAAGTAATTGCTAGTTCAATCGTTGGAAACATTTGGTTGGTTGGATCGTTGATAGTGTTGTCTTTCCATAACGAGTAAGATATATACTCCTGAAAAGGAGATATATTTGTGATTACACTTGGCGTTGATTTGTCTTTGTCATCCCCTGCACTTTGCTTACATAATGGTGAAGACTTTAAATTTGAGAACTGTGAATTTTACTTCCTTACCTCGTCCCAGAGGTTTCTCTACGTCCACCCTAAACTCCACGGTGAGACATTCCCAGAATACACCACACAGTCCGAACGATACAATAATATCGCTTCTTGGATTGTTGACATTTCAAAGCAATTTAGGGTACAATCGGTATTCATTGAAGACTACTCTTTTGGATCGGTTGGCAGAGTGTTTGCAATTGCAGAGAACGGAGGTGTTGTGAAACATCAGCTGTGGAAGAACCACGTTGAATACAAAACAATCCCCCCTACTGTAATAAAGAAGTTTGCAACCGGCAAAGGGAATGCAGACAAACAAAAGATGCAAGAGTGTTTCATTGCTGAAACACAGCTAGACATTAAACAAGTCTTATCAATAACAGAGAATCAGTGGAACCCTTCTTCGGATTTGATTGATGCTTTTTATATTTGTAAATATGGAGTAACAAATGGGAATCTTGCCATACCTGGTTGAATGTAATGAAAAGGAACTAACAAAGTTCCGCACTTGGTTGATTGGTGTGCTGAAACTAAACGACCCTGTTGTAATCAAGTTTGAAAAGAAGGATGGAACCCTCCGGGAGATGAAATGCTCTTTGAATGAGAATGTTGTTGTTCCGTATGAAAAGAAAACGGACAAAGTAAAAGAAAAGAACGACGAAACACTTGCAGTATGGGATACGGAAAAGAATGCGTGGCGCTCTTTCCAATTACGATCAATCAGAGAGATAGGATTTGACCTTTAATATGGGCATTGTAACGAACGAGATTAATGCAAAGTCGAAAGGCGGCACTGAGCTGTCTATCGGTGAACTTGGTTCTGTTCTTCCACAGGATCTTTTAGACAAATTCCAAATCATCCCTTCAAGGTTCCGTGGTGCTGAACCTGGTAAGAAAATGATCTACTGGGCACACGACCTTGCTGGCGACCCAGAATGTGATCACCTCAAGGCAGGTGGTTACAATCAATACGAAAAGCTAGTGTTTGTCTCTAACTGGCAAATGCAACGGTTTATTGACCATTACGGAATTCCTTGGCGGAAGTGCGTTGTTCTTCCTAACGCCATTTGGCCTGTTGAGTGTCCAGAAGAAAAAGACAACTCTGAAATTAGATTGATCTACCACACTACTCCTCATCGTGGTCTAGCAATTCTTGTTCCGGTGTTCCAAGAGCTTGTTAAGCACTTCCCTGAAAAGAAACTCAAGCTAGATGTGTTCTCTTCTTTTGCCATCTATGGGTGGCCAGAACGAGACGAACAATTCAAACCATTGTTTGATCAATGCAGAGAAGATCCTAACATTAACTATCACGGATGCGCAGAACAAACAGAAGTCAGGAAGACTCTCGCCAATGCTCACATCTTTGCGTACCCTTCTATTTGGGCTGAGACTGGTTGCCGTTCATTAATGGAAGCAATGTCTGCTAAACTACTTTGTGTACATTCTAATTATGGATGCTTGGCAGAAACAGCTGCTGGGTGGACCTGGATGTATCAATACCATGAAAATCCAAGAGATCACGCTAACGTGTTCTTCAATGCTCTATACAACGCAATCAAAGCAATGGACAATGTCCCTGAGTCGATGGAGTCAAGGTTAGCTAGCCAACAATCTTATGCTAATGTATTCTACAGCTGGCAACAGCGTCAGCATGAGTGGCGAGGGCTGTTGGAGTCTCTGGTATGATTCTTGCACGTGCTCCGTTGAGGATATCTTTCTTTGGAGGGGGGTCTGATATACCTTCTTACTACAAAGCAGGAATTGGTGGTGTGGTATCAATGGCAATAGACAAGTACATGCACGTTGCTATCAACACACCGGAACACAATGTCTACAAGATTGTGTATTCACAGATTGAAACTACAAGCTCTATTAACGACATCAAACACAACATAGTTAGAGAGACTTTGAAAAAACTTACTAACCCCGGTAAGTTTGAAATGACGGTGTTTGCAGATGTTCCATCAAAAGGAACAGGGCTTGGTTCTTCAAGCTCGTTGTGTGTTGCTCTAATCAGAGCTATGGAAAAGCAAATTTGCAAGTTCCATACAAAGCACGAGATAGCCGAGTTAGCCAGCGACATTGAAATCAATAAGTGTGGTGAACCAATTGGTAAACAAGATCAATATGCTGCCGCATTTGGTGGACTGAACCAATATATCTTTGAACCCAATGGAACAACAGTTATTCCGATCAATGCTTCCTACGAAACTATTAGCACGCTAACCCATAAAGGTCTTTTGTTCTATACCGGAACACAAAGAAAGGCTTCGGACATTCTTAAACATCAATTTGATAATCCAGAAGCCAATCATTGGACAAGAGAAACAGTATCGATGAGTCACAAGGCTCGATTCCTTTTGGAACAGGGCGATGTTGACAGTTTCATTAAAATGTTGGATGCTGGATGGGAAATTAAGAAACTAATCAATCCTTACGTTTCAAATTCAGAAATTGACGATGCATACAAAGAGGCTAAGAATCTTGGCGTAGTTGGTGGTAAAGTATTAGGTGCAGGTGGCGGAGGATATCTGTTACTGTATCCTGACCTTAACCATCATAACCCATCGATCATTATTGAAGCGATGCGTCAACGTGGATTCAAATATTATAGTTTCAATATGGATACAGAAGGGGCAAAGGTAGTATACAATGGAACAAAGTTTTAATGGTTTTAGTGACTATGCAAAAAAACTTGCAAAAGCAATGGAGACGCTTGACTATAAGCAGATAAAGTACTTTGCAAGATGTGTATCTCTAACCACGTTGAATAAAGGTAGTTTGTTTGTATGTGGTAATGGTGGGTCAGCTGCTATTGCAAACCATTTTTCTTGTGATTACATGAAAGGTGTTACTGAGAACTCCCCTAAGCACCTCATACCGGTAAAAGCAATATCACTCTCATCAAACATTCCTTTAATTACAGCAGTTGCTAATGACATTGGATATGAGGATGTTTTTTCATATCAGTATAAGCAGCTGTCCGATAATAGTCACGATAGGCTCGTGGTTGTTTCTTCAAGCGGCAACTCGCCAAACATTGTTAAGGTTGTTAAGGAAGCCCTCAAACAAGAAAAGCAAGTGTTTGGCATTGTAGGTTTTGACGGTGGCAAGGTAATGAAAATGATACCTGAAACAATCATACATATTAAGTCCAACAATTATGGTATTGTTGAAGATTGTTCTCAAGCAATCATGCATATGGTAGCACAACAAATTATTATTTGGAACCAGGAGAGTTAAAATTATTATTGTAGACTTGAGTCAGATCACTATTTCCAGTGTGATGGCACAGATTGGTAACCACACAAATATTCCAATTGAGGAAGATTTGATTCGGCATGTTGTCCTTAACAAGCTAAGAGTAATTAGACAGAAATACAAAGACTATGGGAACATGGTTATTGCTTGTGATGACAAGAATAATTGGCGCCGCAAAGTATTCCCATATTACAAAGCCAATCGTAAAAAAGCTCGTGAAGCATCCGAGTTTGATTGGAACTCTATTTTTGAATCGCTGAACAAGATTCGTGACGAGATCAAAGAGAGTTTTCCTTATGTTGTAATTCAAATAGAAACCTCGGAAGCTGATGATATCATTGGATCTTTGGTCCATAAACATGGTGTTGAACTAAATAATGATAGCACCGAGAAGATTGTAATTGTTTCCGGTGATAAGGACTTTGTTCAACTTCAACGATTTGCCAATGTGGAGCAATATGATCCAGTTAGACACAAACAGATCACCCACCCCGATCCAGTTGCAGCGCTTAAAGAGCATATCTTCCGCGGCGATACAGGAGACGGTGTTCCCAATGTCCTCAGTGGAGATAATTTTCTCTCCGATGGTATTCGCCAAAAACGAGTAACCGAGAAGAAAATTGCTGAGTGGATATTGCAAGACCCTGAGACGTTCGACGATGATCTCAAACGCAACTACAAGCGAAACGAACAACTCATTGACCTTGGAAAAACTCCAAAGGTTATCGTTGACTCAACTATTGAACAATACGACCAACAAAGAAAATCTTGCGATGAAAAGCGCCGTAAGATGTTCAACTACTTTATCAAACACAAACTGAAAAACCTTATAGAAAACAATGGAGAAATATAATGAAA